GTTACTAATGCTAAATCTAATGCAAGAAAGACAGGAGATAATATTTTAAATATTGGCTCTATGGTGCATAAGTTTTGTGAGATGTGGCTTAAAGGAGAGAAATTTACTGACCCAAGCGACCCTGTAATATTAAGTTGCTTTGAGAAGTTTAAAAGGTTTTGGACAAAACATAAGTTAAAAGTTGTTGAGTCTGAAAAAATTTTATATTCTGAACGAGGTTTTTGTGGAACTTTAGATTTAATTGCTAAAGACTCAAAGAATAACCTTTGGCTTATAGATATAAAAACTTCAAAAGGTTTGTTTCTAAACATGGTTCATCAACTACATGGATATAAATTAGCCTATGAAGAACAAACAGGAAAGAAGATCAATAAGATGTATATAGTTAGACTCCCAAAAGATAGTGGAGATTTTGAAGCTAGACACGTCTTATACAAAAAGGAACATTTAAAAGCATTTCTTGGATTATTGAGTTGTCATAAATCCGAGTTAATCTTTAATGACTCTGTAAGAAAATACAATCAACTAAAAAAAGGAAAAAAAAATGTATAAACAAAATAAATCTAATAGTAATTTTTGTGCTTTAACTTTGTATTTAAATCCAACAGGTAATCAATCACCTAAATATGAATATAAAGCAAATGCTGAAAGTCTATGGACTTGTAGTTTAACAAAGAAAAAATATAAGCTATCACAACTAGATGAATGGTACAACACAGAGGGAGTAAAAAAATTTGTTGAAAAAGGTTATCGTGGAAAGTATTTTGCTAAAACACAACAAATTGAAACTCCAAAACCATACGATAAAGGAGATTTCCAAATGGTGTTAAGTTATATTATGATTAAACCTTACAAACCTAGTGCTAATGTAGATGGAATGAAAACAGTAGGTCAATCTATTCCTCAATATATACAACAACCAATGACACAGGCTCAACCATCTGCGCCAGATTATGCTGTTCCAGTTGAAAAAATGAACGATATGGATGATGAGATACCATTTTAATTATGATAAATTAAAAGAAAAATTTGATGTATGGTCTTTGTATCATAGAGAATATATAGTTGGTTTTATAATAGGATTAATATTAGGTATAGTATTATTTTAATTATGTTAGATTTTGATAAAACTTTTGAAAATGAAATTAAATTCTCTAAAGATGATAGAGGTAATCAAGATTTAACATTAAAAATAGAACAATTAGAAAAAGAAAATTATCAGTTAAAAAAAGATATATCTTTTAAAATTGAAGAAGTGCAAGCATTATATTTAGAAGTTAAATTAGTTAGGAAATTAGACGAACAACATCAAATGTTAAATGGTAAATTAAGATGTGAAATAGAAAATGCTAAAAAGGAAGCTGATAAACTAATGATTAATAAAATAACTAAATATGAAACTGAAAATCACAGATTAAGAAAACAAAATAAACTTTTAGAAGAAGAATTAGAAATGATGTTATTACACCCATGATTTTATTTGGTAAAGTATTACACAGAAAATATAGTACAATGATATTAAAAATAATTGTTACAATATTTGTTATAACAATATTTTTAAATTTAGTATCTTGTAATAAACTAGAATTTAATCCAGTAACAACTACACTTAAATATATAATAAAGGATAGTAAAAATGAGCAACCAATTAAGTGACCAATTATATAAAAAATTAGAAAAAGCATCTAATGAATGGGCAGAGTGGCAAAAAAAAGTAATTATTTTAGACGAAGGTAAGAAAGCAGTATTTTCTTCGTGTGTAATCAAACATAAAAAATTAGTTAAAACAATGAGTGAAGCAGAACATGAAGCTAGAATAGATAAAGACTATAAAATAATTGTTGAACAATATGCAGAAACAGAAAAAGAATTAATTAAAGCTAGATATAAATATGCCAATATAGATAGATATGTCAGTTTAAAACAATCAGAGTTAAAAAGAGATTTAGCTTTGAGTAGTAAAGTTTGATGAATTTCACTAATGAGAATCGTGGTTTTTTAGCCCCTTTGTTTATCAATTAGTGAATAAAGTTATTAGCGAGAGTTAATAATTTGGATGGGTGGTTTGCTCTCTCTACCACCCATTTTTAATGTCTAATAATTTCTAAAAATTTTAAATTTGTTTTTTCAGTTATTGGGGTTTCAATATATGTGTAATCAATTAATGATACATCTTCATTTTTTCTAATATCGTGAATAGTTTTTAATAATTTAGGTTTATTAGGAATGGTATCTATAAATTTTAAATTAATAAAATGTCCAAAATCATTATATACTGATTCAAGTTGAAATTCTGCTTCTATAATTACTGCGTCTATGTCCATCAGGACATATTACTTCTTTTTGTTCCTGTTTAAAACCTTATCTGTCATTTTAGTAGAAAATGTTGCAGTAAATACAATAATAACTAAATACCAAACACTATCAGGTAAATCGTTTATAATTCTAACCCATTCTTCAAATCTATCTCTTGTACTTTCAAACCAACCTGTACTTAACATAGAAATTAGCCAAATCATTAATATTTCATCTTTCCAACTTTTATCTTGGCTCTTAATTCTAGTTATATCTACATCTTTAGCCGCTTCTATTTCTGCGGCTCTTATAGTTTTAACCTTTTCAGCTTTATGTTTAAAATGTTCAGTAGCTTTGTTAAGAACCATTTTTGTCAGAGGATTTTTTAATAAAGATAACAACATAATTATATATTAAATGTAAAAAATATTAATGTTGCCCAGTATAGCACAAGAATTAAATCTATTAAATAATGAAATTTCATTTGTGCTTAATATTCCCTTTTTTTTTGTTTTGCAATAATTCTTTACCTAATTCTGCATAATGGATAATTTTATTATATTTTTGATCTAAAGACTCTCCTTCTTTGTCTCTTAAACAATACTTTAGAATATTAGCATCTATCCAATTCAGATTATTTCCTAGAATTATCTCTATGGGTTGATATTTTAGAGTTTTATAGTGTGATCCACCAGATTGCTTATTAATCGCTTTCTGTGTGCTTCTGTGTTGCTTTAAACGTGATTTAAACCATTCTTTTGCTTCTCTACTAGACAATTTTACCTATCCAATCGCCTTTTTTGTTAATTACCATAGGAAGTAGTCTTGGAATACCATTTAATATAATTCCACAACCTAGAATAAACCTTGTCTTGAAATTTTTAGCATAACTAAAAGCCATACTTTTTTGATTGATTAAACAACCTACATTCATGCCAAAAAATAAATTATCTGGATTTGCCCAATAGCTTATAACAAATTTTGTATGATAATGTCCTTGAACTGCACTCATACCCATAGCTTGACTGACTTTTAATATGTCTGCACTTCTTCCATGTGTAAAGAAACATCTTTGACCATTAGACATTGTAACAGTTAAATCATCTACCCATTTCCATTTTCTAGTTCCTAAAAAATCTCCATAAGGTTTTAAGAATTGTTTAGACATTCCATATTTTAATGCTCGTCTATAAACAAGACTAGAATGGTTTGAATCTACTTCTGTTACTTCTGGATATATATCTTCTAATTGTTGTATGTATTCTTTAGCTTTATCTAATTCATGTCCAGCAGAATATAAATCTGGGTTATGTTCGTGCATTGAGATAGCATGAAAATCTAATAGATCACCAATATTTATTATTCTATCTGGCTTAAATTCTTTTTTAATTTCTTTTAAAAATGTTATTGAGTCCTTATGTTGATAAGGAAGGTGCATATCAGAAATGACAAGTATTCTTTGATTCTTCATACAATTATTACTTGTACTTGTTTTTGTTGCTTTTGTAAAGACTACAAGCCTAAAATAGTAATTATCACATAAGCCATAGCTGTAATTAATGAGCCTGTGCAAATTAATAAAATTTTTTCTAATCGTGTTACTTTATTTTCTATTTCATGAATTTTATCATGCGTTAGTTTCTGCATGATACGACATAGTTTTTCGTGAGATTCTAATTTCTGTAATGCGTTTTGTTTAGCCATTACTTTTTCTTTCTTGGCTTATACTTTTTAATGCTTTGTGAGATAAATATGTTTTTATACAAAGAAACCTTTTTACCAAACTTTTTATCTGCTTTTCTTTTTACAGCTTTATATGCTTTAGATTTTTTGTTAAAAGACTTTGGTTTCCCTAATCTTTTTGGTCTAGCTTTTGCGTATATAGGTTTTTTTGATTTCATTTTCCAACACTTTTCATTGCTTTGTTATGTGCAGTTTGAAATGTAGCACCTTTTTTTAAAGATAATGCCATTGATCTCATATGTTTTAAACTATGATGT